ATAACCGGGATAGCCAAGAATCCATTTGTGCCACTGTCAATGATCTTGTTTGCGCTGATAATAAACCACTGATCCCTTGTGTAGATGTAGTAAAGATTCTTGTTCTTCTCGTCCTTGGTTAACTGAACCGAAAATGCCGGAACATTGTTGTTGAAATAGACTACAAATACATTTCTTGGGTCTAATACATCTATTCTGAACTCTGTCTCGTCCAAGAGGCTTGAACGTCCGTCATCGTTCGATATAAACCGATAAGACGTACCGCAAATCGATCTCCACCTTGCCAAACATATATCAGAATATGCCTTATCCTCATTCTCCATAATGTTATTGAGGTTCGCTATTTCCTCTGACTTCTTTTCGTCTGTGCCACGGAGAACGTACTGAATCGGCTCACTTGCTATGTCGGCTGTCTTGGTTTCAACAATAAAATAAGCCGTGTTCTGCACGACTTTGTTGTTGATTTCGGGTCTGACTTGTTTTTGTCTATATAATACGGGCTGATTGCCTAAATAGTAGTTGTAAAGGTAGTCTATTTCCTCTGCGTTCTGTCTGTGGGTAGAAAGTGCCTTTGTCAGTTCCTTAACCACGTTTCCAGATGTGATTTTCTTCTCGTTCGTGTAAATCACTTGTCTGCCAAAGGAATTATGACATACCTGATTGAACGGTCTACTATTGCGTATGTAATCTTTCATAACAACCTCAATGAAAAAAGGACGGATATACCGCCCTTTGACATTTCTACATTTTGACCCATACCAAACTTTTAGGGTTACGTCAACCACTTTTTTTAAGAAACTTCAATGCACGATTATTTTTCTGTTTTATCGCACCCTCTGTTGTGCCTTTTTCCTCGGCTATTTTGTAAAACGGCTTAAATTCGATGTAGTGAGCATATAAAACATCTTGCCACCCCTCGTTAGGCAGGTTACATATCTCAATCTGTGCTTCCCGTTTTAAGTCAGCAAACTTGTCAATCAAGATATCAAGTTCATTTTCTGCCGTCACGATCTTGCACATTAACCTTGACAACCTATCATCACTTGAAGATTGCACCCTTACACCCAACGGAGAACTCATTGACGTTAAAGCCGCCCGGAGTTCGTCTATTTTTTCCTGTTTATGCTGAATCTTCTTGTTTAACGCTCTTAATTCATCGTACATAGTTCCCTCCAAACGGATTTAATATGATGTCTACTGTGCCGTTTCTCTGCCGTTCATAGACTCGTCCTGTCTGTGCCAAGTTATCTATCGCATCATCCCACTTGTTTTTACCCACTGTTGTGTAGATAAAGACGTGATTTAACGCTAAACTGTACTCGGCTGACCTTGTGTAAGTGGTTGACTTCGCAGATTCATCTATGAACCATAGGCTAGATTTAACCCAATCCGAATATCCTATGATCTTTTCCTCTTTGCTCATTCCTTCGGGTGCGACAAATGATGTCATTTTGCATCTGTAATAGCCTAAACTGTGTAGTTTTTGCGTTAATTCATCGTCAAATACCCTACCTATGCCGTTTCGTTCATAGTGTACTTCCGATATTTCGTGTGAGACTATCTTTGTCGCTAACTCTGGTATAGTTTTACCCTTCGTTTCCTTGGAATACACCCAATCTATGATGTATTTCTTCTTGGAACACTCGGCTATGATTACCATTGACAGATAATCGCCACCGCCAACAGCAGGATCAAGGACACCTATTACACGATTGATTGTCTCGGTTATCTCGCCATTGAAGTAATTAAGCTCGTTCTTGCTTATCAGAATACCCTCACGGACAAATGGCGCTTGCTGATACTTTGCCATCCATTCAGGCTCATCCAACCGCTCACGCATATCTTTGTAGTATTCAGTGGTAAAACCGTTCACAGAGTAGTTGAAATTCGACTCATCATTGTCATTCAGTGCCGGAATCTTCCTGAATCGGTATAAAGGATTATCCTCATACAATGTTGCCATTCGATACAAAGGATCATAAACATTCCACAACGTACCAACCATTAACTCCCCTGCTCCGGCGAAAAGGTCTAACTGAATGTCTATGTCATACCCAAGGTCTATTTTCTTCGGTTTATATCCCGATTTACGGTCTACCATTTTGTTTAAGTATTCCTGCCATGTGTTCTCCATTCGTGTAGGGCTTAACGAGTGTTCTCTGTCTCTTACCAAGTCATCAATGTATAAAATCCCATTCCACGAAACATCAACCGCACCCGTCCATGTTGCGTCTATTGACCGACACGTTAAGGTTGAAAATCTGTCAGGCTTACCCAAATTGATAGTCAAATCCTCTGCTGACTTGTCTGAAATGATTTCTTTTTCTTTTCCATGCCAGAATTGATAGATTTCTGTGAATCTGTATTCTTCGGACGTAAAAATGTTCAGTAGTTCCTTATAGAATCCTTTTGTCAGGACTCCCGAATGACCGCCCATTGCTGAATGTGAGTTAGGACGCTTCATAGCTAACCATGTGAGGAACATTATACAAATCGTACTCTTACCTACACGCGCCGGAAGTGACAAACCATAGAACTTTATCTTTCGGTTTGCCAAATCCTCTAGGTCAGATAAAACTGTACTTAATGGGTTTATCCTTGGAAGGTAGAATCGCTTGTTCTGCGGTCTGTCCTGTTCAAGGAAAAACATATATGACTCAAAATCCCAATATGACAACAAGAGACAACACTGATAAAACCCCGTCACTAGGTACATTTCACTTTTGGTATCTTGTGTTATCTTCTCTAATGCCCATATATCAGAGAATCCGGCTTTCTTGACAGTTTCAGTGATCTTATCCCTTGTCTCTTTGGCTACGTTTCGCCCTTTCCGATACTCCCCTAACTTGAATATCAGATACGAACTTGTGTTGACATACCCGGCTAAAATCCTCTCATCAAGAATCCCCGTTGATTCATAGTCACTATCTAATTGTGCTAATACTTCCTCAATCTTCTTCATACTTCTTGTGTGAGTTGTAATTGGCTATGTCCTTACACTGACTCTCCATTGTGATGTCTGTTCTCTGAAACGGACAATCCTCTATCGCCTCTGCCAATGCCATGCACCGACCATTCAAGTTAGCAAAACACTCTTTTTTGCACTCGTCTTTCATCAATCTATCCCCACCAGATAATCAAGCGTTGTTCCGAATATCTTACAAAGCGCAACTAACTGATACACGTTTGGCATCTTCTCGTTTCTCCAATGTCCAACTACCTGTGTAGACAGATTCATACTCTCCGCTATCTTCTCGTTTGTTAAGCCGTGCTTCTTCTTTAGTTCCTTGAATCTTTCCTCAAACTGTATCTTTGAATCTTCGTACATTCTTTTCTTCCTTCGCGTTAGCGAAAAATTTTTTTGAAATTTTAGCCTCTTCTTGCCATCCGCAGAAAATCCCTTACGCTTAAATTCTTATCGTGCGCTATGTCTTTTACTTCCTCATAAACTTTCTTTGGTTCGCACTCATCACAGTTTCCTTCCGGCATCACAAGTTCATTGTTTACAATCTCAATCGCACCTATGTTTACCATGTCATACAAACTCGTCACAAACTTATGCAGATTTACATCTCCGAAATCTACCCTGTCTGGAACTCTTAATGTGATGATTTTTGTATTCTTCGTTGGCATATTCCGTGTACCTCTCTTTCAAAATGCCTTTAAACGTGTCAACCACAAGGGTATACCCCGATTTTTGTTTTATGCCGTTTTTGCCCTTAAAAATCCCTAGTTTTTATTGATTTTACTGGGGTATACCCCTTTTTGTTTTTTGGGAACTTGAGGGGGTAACCGCCCCGTCCTGCCATATCCTCATAAACCCCCCGGGGATCATTTGCCGCCGCACTCCGTCATAGCATTATTACTTGCGCACAATTAAAAGTGTTCGCGAAAGTATAGTTTCGCGAATAGATGAACATATGTTCTCTATGTCCGCAAATGCCGTAAAATCAAGGCTTTCAAGCGTTTTATATGTCATTCGTCTATCGTCTCTATTGCTCCGGCTGTCTCTGCTCCCGTCTGTTTTTGTGCAAGTTTCACAATATCAGCAAAGTCCAGAGCCTTCTTGACTGTCTCATGTGCGATCATGTTTTGTCTAGAATAGTTAAGACCCGTATCTATATCATTATTTGCAAGTGTGATGTTGCCAATAGGCGTGTCGGCTAACTTGTTTTGTATATAGTTTTTTCTCGTTTTTGTTGCCAAGGCACGCGCCCCGGTTACATACTTCTCTAGCGCGTCCTCTGTTATTCCGGAATAGCGATAGAATCCGAACATACTCGGAATAGTGCCGCATTCGTCCATCACACCTAAATACACGTTGAATAGGTCTGATATATTCTTCTCGTTGTATTCTATGTTACACGCTTCGCTGTTTGCTCCCCTCTTCCGCTCTTCTTGTCGTGGTTCAAATAATGACCGATAGCAGACGCGCAATATTCCTGTTATGTATTGATTAGGTATCTTGTTTGGGTTCAGTTCCCTTTTCTCCGCTTCGCGCTCTATAATGTCTAATGTTGCGTTGCGATAGTATTCTATGTTAAGTGTTCCATCTGGGTTATAATTTGCCGTTGCTCCTGCCATGTATTTAAATCCTCCCTTTGCTCCCCTCTATCAAACTATTGATTTATTTGTCAAGTGTGCAAAAAAAGAAGAGCCGCCGCTGTGGTAGCTCTTCCGCTCCTGATGTTCTGTTAAAATGCGTATGTATTGTTTTTTCTGTATTGCTCGTTCCAATAATCCCGTATTTCTTCCGCTTTCTTCTTGCTCTCGCATATGTTCGCATGAAGCAGCCCGCCTATATGATCCAAACGACTATATATATTATCTTGCAAACTTACTTTTAAAACACCTGCATAATACCTCTTGTTTGGCTCTTCTTCCGTTCCTTTAGTGTCAATCCCTAAAACAATATAAAAGTATTTCATGCTCTGCACCTCCCTAAATTCAACAAATACCATTTTCGCGGAACTCTCGCAAAAGTCCGTATTTCCTGCCGTATTCCTCAAAGAACGCGCCCCATCTTATTAATTCATCCCAAGAGTAAACCATATCAGAAAAATTAAACTGCCACTCGCGCGCGAATGTTTTAAGGCTTAACCGCTTCTTCTGGTAGTTTGATAACTTCCGATCCGTGTGTATCGTCAATATTGACGCTTCGCCTTCAACATCGAAAGAACTCGCGCCCGTTTGGGTCAAGATATACTTACAAACCATATCAAAAAGACCTTTATTGTTTGCTGTGATATATGGATTAGAACCGTCATTAAATGCAAAATTAATATACATTGTTTTTCCTCCCTTACTTGTTTAAATCGATCTTGATGTCAGTCATTACATCATCCCAAAATGTCCCCAAATGAGTCACGCCCCACACATACATATCAAGGTTGCTGTTATAAAAAATTATTTCGTTTGTGTAATTCTCGAGAATGTCCGCACCCTGATCACTGACGATGAAATATTGGAATATTTCCGGCTGTCTTTCCTGCTCTTCTTCCAGTTCTTCAATCTGTTCGCGCAGTTCTTCAATCTTTGCGGTTGTCTCTTCGTCCTCTTCTTCCTGTTCTTCTAACTCTTCGATCTGTTCTTCTAACTCCTCTATCTCTTCTGAATTGTCGATATAACCGTTTTCCATCTCCCAATTCTCCCAACCTGTCGCGCCTATGATGTCATTGTTAAGAATGTGTTGAAATGATTTTGCAAGCGTTTCATAGTCTATATAGCCTTTCTTCTTTCCTTCTTCGCTTACCTCATTACCGAAAAAATAATTGCTGTTCCAGATTGTGTTGTTTGTCATGTCTTTTTCCTCCTATTTTGCAAACTGTCTTTCGAACTCTTTTTGATGTCTTGTGGTTGTCTGACTCCACTTCCCCAGATGTTCAATAACTCCGTTATTACATCTACTAACTATTGTTTGATAGCTTCTTAACTCCCGCCGTCCGTCCTCGTAGTCAATAACTTTTGCTTTCCCGTAAAAACTTTTACGGCTGCCGTATCTTGGTGTTAGTTCGTATTCTTTCATTTGTTTTTGCCCTCCTGTTATTCTGTGATCTGTTCTAATGTTCCGTTGTATAAGTCCGCTATTGCTTGTGCTTCATACTCTGTGAAGTAGTCCGTCAATGTTTCGCCGTCCTGAAATGTTATCTTGTATTTATATTCTTTTGTCCTCATGCTTTACACCTCCTATCCTCCGTTTGTGCTATGTTCTGAACTTCCTATAATCAAAACCCCCGTAGTTTTTTATCCGTTTGCTCTGATCTTGTCGGCTTGTTTGCCGTCCGTCCTTGCTGCTTGACTATATAATATCACTGTACTTGATAATAATCAATGTACTATAATATACAAAAAATCAATGTACTTTTTGTGTATTATTATCACTGTACTTTATTCCAATTATCATACATAATAGAGACAACAAATCAAGGACGAAACAAGACAAGACATATCGCTTTATCACTTCATATAAGGAATAACGGCGAAAGCCCCGAAAGCGTGAGCGGACACATAACAGCGCGTGAGGCTGTCAACTCTTGTTGAGACAGCGAACCAAAGAAAACACAAGCGGCAACGGCAACCGACAATAGCCGACAAAAATTAACTATTTAATGGAGGTGCAAACGATGACAAAAGAAAAAGATTTATTTTCTCTTCTTATAGAATTAAATCAAGTCAACCGAAAGTTAGACAGAATCAAAAACGATCCCGGTTACATAGAAGAGAAAACAAAAGAAGTATTTAAGAATCATCAGAAAAGAGACTACATAAAAGAATTAAACGCAATTATAGATAGTTGTCTATAATATAGGGAGGTGTAAAAAAATGACGGTTCAAGAGGCTTTACAAGTCTATAAAATACCGTTCGCAATCACTGAACACAACACTGCCGCCGGGTGTGAGTCTTTCAGGCTTGCCCCGGTCGGATCATCGGCAACAATAACAAGGTTAAAAACCCGGCTTGATGATATAATAGCGGCAACGGGTCAACCTCTGGAAGTGTTAAACGATTGCAGCGGCATATATTTAAGGACAATAACACCGACATTATATAATTATATGGATTATAACGGATACATTGATTATAATAGTTCAGATATTCCATATCTTGTCGGAGTCGGTCAATCTGGAATCGTGACGGATACTTTTGAAAAAGCGCGTCACTTACTTATAGCAGGAACAACGGGAAGCGGCAAAAGCGTATTTATGCACGATCTTATTATATCCACTTTATGCAATCAGCATTGTATAACGGCAATGATTGACATCAAGCGCGTTGAGTTTGGCATATATAAAGACGTGGCAACGGTTGAAAATGAGATCCCCGGAGCGGTGGCTTTAACTTCTTATTTTGTCGAATCAATGTTGAAAAGATATGAAATAATGGAAAAGCACGGAATCAATAACTATAATGACCTTGTGGCGATTGCTCCAGACACTAAAAGATATATCTTAATAGTTGACGAGCTTTCCGATCTAATCAGCGATAAGAAGAGCCGCGCCGCTTTAATTCCTAAATTTTTAAGAATTGCGCAACTAGGACGCGCCGCCGGGGTTCATATAGTTATAGCCACACAAAGGCCCGACTCGCAAGTAATTAACGGAACGTTAAAAGCCAACATTCCCTCGCGCATGGCATTTCAAACACTTTCGGCTATTGACAGCCGCATTATATTAGAGCAATCAGGAGCGGAACGTTTGCACGGTTCAGGCGATGGGCTGTATAGTTCCAACGGATCAATCCCGGAACGCGTGCAAGCTCCATATATTGACCTTGAACAAATTAAAAGAGAATTATTCAGGAGGTAAAAACTATATGATGACAGAAGAAGAAAAGAGACTATCACACATTGAAGCAGTCAAGAAGTATGAACGCAAAAACGTTACGCAAATAAAATTCAGTTTTAACAATGAAACCGACAAGGACATAATAGAACATATAAAGAGCCAAAAAAACAAGCAGGGCTATATTAAACAACTCATCCGGGAGGATATGAAAAAAAGAAAATAAAAAAGCCCCCTTGCCATTGATCCGGCAGGGGGTTATTTTTTGCGCTATTTATCGAACGTTAGTTTGAGAACGTTAGTTTGCAAACATCTGTTCTTTTGACCTCAAATAACGTGCGTTTTTTTGACCGATTTTTCCCGAACATCCGTTCCCTCAATTTTGATTTTCATTTCCGGGATTCAGAAAAGTCCAAAAAATGATTAGTACGCGGCTTTTGGATTTTCAAACGCTAGTACGCGGCTTTTCGATTTTCAGATTTAGTACGCAGATTTTCTGATCTAGTACGCAATCATTTCTCTTTAAAAACATCGTAGGAATCCTCATAATAAGTTTCAAGTCCGTAGTACGCTGATTCTTCGCAATCACAAGTAAATTCCTCTGTTGTATAATCGTATTTGTTGTACTTACAGTTTCCGCAGACATTTTCCATATCAACCAAGTTTCCCTTTCTTATACATTGAGTAATAGTTCCGCACAACCTGATAATTCATTCCGTACATTTCGGCTATGTCTTTAAGTTTGATTCTGTCCTCTTCATACAGTTTTGCTATCTTCTGTGCGGTCTTTTTCCTCTTTTCCTCCGGGGTTTTAGCTTCCTCTTCTTTTGGCTCATGTATGTACTGTGGGTTTGCTAACAAATCAAGGTCTGCCGTCTTTATGTATAATAGCCAAAAATCAAGGTTCAACTCCCAATGGCTATGGTGTGCCTTAAATGCCCTCGCTCCACATCCGTGTATCTGGTTAAGGATATGATCTACTTCTTCCTTTGTGTCATATCTGCCGTAGATTTCATATCCGTTCTTTTCTGCATCACGCTCACAGTGATTAACGAATCCCATTCCCTGACCTGCCATAGTTAGTCCTCACTTTCTGCCTTGTCTTTATCTTCAAATACATTTTCCCCAAATACAGATTGACTAAATGCTTCTGCTAAAGTCATTTCCGACTGTGTGTTCATTCTGTGCAATTCCTTGTATATCCCATCAAGGCTTTTCGCTATGTTCTTTAAGTATTTCAGCTCTGTCATTTCACACCTCCTTCAAATGTTGCCCTATCATTGCTATTACCCGGTTAAAAACTGTCTGTCCTTCTTCGTGTGTCATAAATCCCATTGTCAGAAGATATCTGATGTTTTTTGCCGCCTGATTGACGAATCCTTGTGTAAAAGGGTCAACTTTCAATCCCAACGGCTCTAAAACCTTGTTGATATCTTCTCCGTCTGCAAATGCTTGTAAGTTCATGCCTTTATCCTTTCTATGACTTCCTCTGCTGTCAGCCAACCCTCCGGCTCTCCGTTACCATCCCACATTTCAAGCAATCCTTTGTTGCCGCCGTATGTTCCGTGTCCTATTATCACGCTTATGTGTCTGCCTTTGTGTTCAAAATGAGTTCTGTATATGGCTATATCAATCAAAATCCCGTAATGTTTCGAAACATCTTCCCACTCGATACCCATATCATCTAACATCTGTCTTAACTTAATCATTTCTTGTGGCATATTTTACCTCTTATCTGCCCCATTTCGGGCATTTTCATTTTTTGATGTAAATTCCCTTGCCTAAATCCCAAAACCGCCTTATTGAGTTAGTACGCGGCTTTTTGTGAATACTTCCTCTTCACTCTCGACTTGCTTCTCAAACTCGATCAGGTATTTATCCGTGTGTGTTACCTTGACCTTATATCCGTGATCCGCAAAATCCATTATCATTTTTGCCGCACACTCTGGAAACGGTGTCTCTACTTTTCCCCACATAGTCACTTGTTGCACCCCACTGTCACACTCTTGTAGTATTCCCACGTTATAGCCTTATTAAGTACATCCGTTACGCTTATATCATAAGTCTTTGCGGATTTGTTTACATAGTCTGCAAACTTTCCACCCTTGATATATTCGTTATACATTTCGTTGTAGTCTTTATCTGTCACTTTCCCACACTCCTATTCATAGTCTTGCATACACTTTCTGCTTTCTTCCTATCCCCGATACTCCCAAACACAGGAATATGAGGATAACCGCGCATATGGCAGTAAAAGAAACCGTCTTTTTTCTGATACCATGTATGGTTTTTTGGGCTATGGGAATTGCCCGTGGGTTAATTAGTTTTCCACGTCCCACTTTTTCTTCAACTCCAATGGGAAAATCTTGTGGGATTTGATATAATCATCCTATTCGGAGGATGGTTATATGTACGACATCGGTATTCCAGAAATACATATCACTAAGAGATTACAGTCTGATGATGGCAGAGCCATTAAATACTTGGCTGAAGCTGCTACAAGACCAGAACGCTGTTCATTTCCGGGATGTGAATGCAAAACAAAGCCTCATATCCACGATCACAATAAAAACCTCATTCATGATATAAAGTCCGAGGGCAAGCTTGTTTACATTGAACTTGATATTCGCCGTTACAAGTGCCCTGCATGTGGTAACGTATCATCTGATGAGTTTACTTTCTTTGCCAAAAACTCTCACATTATTCATTGTTAATTCTCCTTGTAGTTATCCATACGCTATTTTCTGATTTCATTGTAGACCTTTCAGCAGGCGACTTTATACCACAAAATACTTCTGAAATTTAATTTTCCTCGATGACACGCCACCATTTCTTGAACTGTTCCTTGACATCATCAGTGTCTTTGAAACATGATGGAGACCAGTATGTTTGCCTGTTTAGGTCGGTCTTGCCGTCATCATATTTGTTGCCATAATCGCCGTATGTCCTATACAGAGATATGTTTGTCTGTTCTACTATAGACTTTACGATGCACCTTGTAACGAAACCCTCCTTGTCTCCACTGCACGATGAACCTTCTTGGGTTTCTATCACACGGCGAAGCCAGTGAGAGAATAAGCCGTTGTAGATTGACTCGATGTAAAACTTATCCCATCTGGTAATCTCTGGATGTTTCATCAGAAATGGTTTTGCAGGAAGTTCCTCAAGCCTCATCATTTCCAGATGCATAGATGTCTGGTAGTAATCATCACCACGTTCTTCATATAGCTTACAAAGCTCGTGAATAAGATCCTGGCTCTTTTCTTCATTCTCAGCTTCAATGGACTGGAAAAGTCCGTTGATTACTGATGTTAAAGCCTCTTTGGTTACTGTGTTTTGTGACATTGACTTTCCTTTCTCTAAAAACCTAAGATGACATAGCCATCCATCAATCCGTATTCTGGGCAATCCTGTAAGATGTACTTGATAGTTCTTTTTAGTGGTTCTTTATCAAGATACTTTTGACCGTCCCAAGCCTTTAAGATTATAGTATCGTGTTCCATATAATCTCTGTCATTCTTACGGAGTTCAAAGTTTTTATTTCCTGCTTTTACTTCCTCATAGTATTGAGGTAGAATTTTCAATTCATGTGTCATTTGGTATTTCCTTCCCTTCCAACTTATCTATGCAATAACCAATTGCTAATCGTTCAACCTCACTGTATCTTACTGACATCCTCATAACATAGAGTATGCCCTTTACCGCTTCATCGTCCAATCCGAGATAATCTGATTGATTGCCGCTCCTATCCCTATCCCTACTAGGAACATATACCCTGCAATCAGAATCCACGTCATTTGATTTTTCAGTATTTCTAGCATAAACCGCACCCCCTGCTATGAATATCACGGCTAAAATCATGCCGCCCATTAAACCAAAACAAAACATTTCCATACTGTCACTCCTTATCAATAAATCTGCTTACTCCGAATCCTACAAGCACCCCTAAAAGAAACGCACCTACAAGCGCATACCCCACTATGTAACCCATACTCCCACGCTCCTTACTTGCACACACCGTTACCTCTGTCGGTTTTGGTATGGGTATCATTCCCTTACATATCATTCCTCTTGCTATTGTACTTCTCATATCCCACGCTCCTTATCTGTATTTATCAAGTATCTCGTTTAAGATTGCCATTCTCTTTCGATATGCGTTTTGCTTTTGAGTTATGCTTATTTTTTCATTTCTTCGCCCATAATTATTGTTATATTGACGAGTACACCATTCAAGGTTGCTGGCAATATTATTTTCTTTATTCTCGTCTATATGGTTTACAAACGGCAAATTGTCGGGGTTTGGAATGAAAGCTTCTGCTACAAGTCTGTGTACCATATAATCTTTTGATTTGTAATCCTTGTAGAGTGATATGCCAACATAATTACCTCTTGCTTTAGTTTTCATTATTCGACTTTTATATGTTTTAACATCTCCTTTTTTCCAAGTAACAACTCTTGCAACGCTTCTAATTCTTCCTGTATTACTAACTTGATAACGTCCTTCATACCCTTTTATATCTTTCCATACTTCCGTCAATTCACTTGCCGCCTTTCTGATATAGGCTGTTCCACCATTTATTCCATTCCCACGTTGTACGTTCGCAAAAATTATCAAGAGTATTTGTAAATATAGATTTAACAACATCCCCATTTGTCGCATTGTCGGGTATAGGTGTGCCATTTGCTACCGCTTGTGCGTAACTATCCAACAAATGATGTTTTCGTGATTCTATTACGTCTTTATACCTATCTTCTGGTATATTAATTAACAGTTTCATACTTCCTCACTTTCTGTCACTAACTCTATATTGCACTCTATCGGCTTTCCGCATATCGGGCATTCACATCCATCATATGTAGGCTTTATCTGTTCCACTGTATGTACTTTTGACAAATAATTGAACCCACGCTTACACGGTGTATATGCCCATAATGAATTATTTGTTCCCGGACGAATGATCCATTTACAAGTCATGCTTTCTCCCTTATCCCAAAAGCTACAAAACCATTCTTTAAGCCCCATCCGTTTATCACATAAGTTATCTCAAATATCCTGCGTTCAAGTTCATTGACAAGTGAACTGTTTTGGCGTGTCCAATCATCTGAAACAACTTTGAATTGCACCATGTCACCTTTCTGAAACCCCCGATCATTTTCCCGGATTTCAAAAATCTTCTCCCCATTCAAAATAGGTCTAACAAAACTACTCAATATTTTCAGTTCATGTATCATTCTTATTCCTCACTTTCCTGCGGCTCAACCTCGATCAAAGGGCAAGTTGACTCTCTCCATGTAATGCAATTTTGATATACTTCTTCTCTTGTCAACCCTTCTTTTCCACCATAAGGATTATCGGGGTCATCGTAGTTAATGTGATGCAACCTTTCTCCTGCTGGTCTGTATGGATGTGACTGTGCTAAACAGTAAGTCGTACTATCCCCATTCCAGTGAAAAGCACAAGATAAACAACCCTCACTGTCCCTGCTCATTGTCATTCCTTTTATTGCTATCATTCCTGCACCTCACTTTCCTGCATCTTTGCTCCGCACTTCGGGCAATACTTAAAATCGCTATGCACATCTAACCCACATGACGGACATACAAGCATTTTCCCGTGATTCTGCGGTGTGACGGGTGGCAAACTTGCAACATCCGTTTCAAGGCCTTCGTACTTCCAATCTGAATTAACTAAATCAAGCACTGCCTTACGGCTTATCACATCATCACACTCAATAGGCTTTAATGTGACGGAAGGTAAAGTCGCCAAGAAATGATAACTCTCACACTTTGTTAAACAAGTCTGTTCTCCGTTCTTATGGAATAATTCACATTCATCACATAGAGCGTCCATTACCGCCTGTCTGCTTATACAATCCTCACAAGGCTGTTGCTCTAACAACCGTTTATAATCTTTCAGCCATTCTGCGAGTTGTCTAAACTCTAAACACCCATGCAAACTTCCGTGTGTTCTTTCGTATTCGGCATTATTAGTGTATCTGTCTATTGCTTCGTCAAGATTCATATTT